ATGACAACACGGAGGTAACTTATTCGCCCGAACGTGATGCTTCATATGTTTATCTGCACGGCAATCATATTGCAACGATTGGTGATACCTTCCTTGAACTTTACACTTGTGGCTGGAAAACTCCCACTACCAAATCACGTCTCAATGCAATCCTGAAAGAGCACGGAAATGATGCCCGTATCTTTCAACGTGATTTTGAATGGTTTGTGATTGATAACGGCAACACAATTCCTTTCACTGAAGGTATGGTGCTTAAGTGATGACTGATACTCAAAAGATCGAAGCACTGACTGATCTTCTCTCCAATGCAATTCATTCTCTGGAGATGACAAAGTATGAGATTGATGATGTAACTGAGGCAGCAAATGTGGTTCGTGATGCTGATCACTATCATCAACAAATGCTAGACATTCTTCACTCTAACTGAATCAAACAAAATGTTCACCATTCGCTACTTTACGCCTTATCAACAACAATGGAGAACACAATCATTCTCTACATTAGATGAAGCAAAGAGGATGGTTGAGTTCTACAAATCATGTGGTAGCCCTGCTGAATTGATCAACAACTAAAACCAAGCAAAAGAATATGCAAACCATGGAACGTCCAAAGATTGGTGATACCAGAGTTTACATCAGAGAGTATAATAACAAGTTCTCAGTTCAGGTTGATGTGTTCAAAGAAAACACTCTGCGAGGTGATGCTTACTGGGTGACTAAAGAGTTCAAGACTTATACAAAAGAAAAAGACGCACTTAAGTTTGCGTCACGATTCTCCTGATAATTCTACACTCTTAAACCACAATGTTACTCTCCAAAGAATCATTCAACGATCAAAAAGTTCGTCCTTTCATTGTTACTAAACAGAAGGAAAGATCAGTAGAAGGTCGTTACTCAGTACACTTATTCTCCAGAACTGTTATCACTACTGAAGGCAAGAAGTTTAGATATTTGCCTCTACGTTTTGAAGGAGAGTTAGCACTGTTCAAGAAAAGAAAGGAAGCAGTAGATTATGCTCGGTACAGATTAGGACTTGATTGAATACACATAGAGACCCCATCTACGGGGTCTTTTTTTATGCCTTTTCTTATGATTTAATGGTAAAAAGTATATTAAATGGATAAAAAAGCCTTTTTTAATTATAGCCGTGTTTTCAACAGCCTTGTGGAAAAGTGTGTGGAATCTGTGGAAAAAGACCCTTTTAAATCCTTCTAGACCTTGTGATCATTGCCTGCAAGCTATAACACACTCACCCATACTTTGTCAACCCCCGCGTCATAAAATCCCCACAATTACCCCGTCTCATATACACAGGTCCTCATAAATACTCCCCAGGACCTTGACACAAATCCCCCGTCGTCTTATAGTAGCCACACTAACACTCACGGAGCGAACTTATGTCAGTTGCGTATCACAAGGCACAGAAGCAGCGTTATAGAGTCACTCTAGAGCTTGAGGTTTTTGAGGACTTCGACCCGCATCAGCTTGACTGGGAGAAGTTATTCAAGTTGGAACCAGCTGAGCGTGTCGAAGCATATGTCGAAGACCTCAGCTGTCCTGATAGGTGGTGATTTAGTGCTGTAGAGTTTTGATAGCATAACCCCCCCTAAATACCCCCAGTTATGCTATCAAAACTATGAGACCTCTAAAGTATAAGAATTTGGGTTCTGGAGTGATGATTCGAGTGCCCGAAAGTATCACCACTATTCTACCACAACTGCAAGACGTTATGCAACAGTTAGAGGAGAAAGGTGAGGATAGTCGTGAGGTGATATTGCAGGTTCTCAGTGACATTCAAGACCGCCTGAGTGAGTATTATTGGGCCCCTGAGATTGTCCCTATAGTGTAAGGACAACCACTCACAGATGACTACCACTTTCCAAGCAAATCTGACCGATACTGAGTATAATGGTTGGGCGAATTATGAGACCTGGAATGTTGCACTCTGGATCAACAATGATGAGGGTTTGTATAACCTCGCTCAGCAGTGTGGTGATTATCAAACCTTCGTAAATGAGATCGGTGTTGGATACTCTACTCCCGATGGTGTTAAGTATGCTGACCCCAAGATTAACGTCCTTGAGATTAACTCAGACGTGTTTGATTTCTGACCTTAAGTAACACTCACTCATTCGTTCTTAATTAACACTCTGATGCTGAGCTTCATCCCCTACGCTATTCGTCGTCCGTTCTACTATGTGTTCGATCTGATCGCATGTTCTGATTTTCGTAATGAAGAATTGGATCGCATCTTCAACGTCGAAGGTTATGATCAATCAATGCAAATCCTGGGGTTCATTAACTACTTGGGCATGACAGGTCAGTTAGATCTGAGTGAGAACTTTCACCTGTTCGCTGATGTTGAGACGCTGGAGCAAGCAATCAACAAGTGGAGTGATTATCAGGACTTGATGAACACTTCCACTGTCGCCTAAGTAACACCAACTCCTGTCGCATGAGTATAAACTAGGCACTCACAGTTCACAACACTTTTCTTCGTTATTATGTCCAAGACCGTTATCCTCTCCATGCTGGCTCAAGGTAACACTGGTGATGAGATTCTCTCCATCCTCGATGTTATCGTCTCCGACATTGAGCAGGACGGTATTGATAGTTGCGCTGAAGTCTTTGCCAACTGATTAACACCTACTCATTCACTCTTAACTAACACACAAGAACACAACATGTCTAAGTCTGTGATGCTTTCGATGCTTGCTGAATGTGATAACGGCAGCGAAATTCTGTCCATCCTGGATTATCTCTCCTCTGATAATGTTTCTGAGGGTTATGATAACGAACCCACTGCAGATGTGATCGAGTTCTGATACTAACTGTGCGTGCTCTGGTTGACACTGGGGCACGCATATGTTATGATTGATGCTGATAGTCGTTTGGCAGTTATTTGCGGTCGGTTGTTTATAGCGCCGCGCGGCGTTGCGGTTATAAAAAAACCAAACTACCCTAACCTACAGAGGTGACAAATCGACCGATAAATATCACACTCTTAAAAATTTTCCGGATACAAAAAATGACACCCAAGAAGAAAGCAAACTGTCACGGATGGGGAATCTTCGGAGGAAAGCACAAGAAGAATAAGAGTTGTGCAACGGGTATTTTTAGAACTCCTGCACAAAAGAAAGCTTCTTCAAAGAGAAAGAAAAGATGAGAAGAACCCCATATTGGAGTTTCTGGAAGGTTGTCTTAGCGGGCTGGATGATACGTTATCCACGCCCCTTTTTTGTCGCACTAGGTTTTTGTGTTGCTGTGATATATAATGCAGTGACAAAATAAAACTGAAAGAAAAAATTCCGGGAATATTTTTATGCCTGCAAACGAAAAAATGTATCACATCTACGCAAAGAAGGAGTGTTTATTTCATTCACTCAAAGAAGAAGAATTTCATAAGACATGGAAAGATCTGAATAATATGGTTGGTTTAATGCACACGGACTATACAAATGATGATCTATCCTATGAAGAACTCTGTGTTAACAAAGAGGCAATTTTGAATTCTTCGCATTGACAAGTGCATATATAGACTGATAAAATTGATCTGAAGGTTATTTTTTCTTATGTCAAAAGGATTTACTGTTAAAGCTGCTGCACCAAAACCCAAAGAACAAGAATGGGATTATGATGCAATTAAAGAACGGATGAAAGGAAAGTCAATTGTTTTTTGTCTTCCTGGTCGAGGATGTTCTTTTATTTTTCTAAAAGCATTTGTACAACTTTGTTTTGATCTTGTACAAAATGGAATGAGTATTCAGATCTCTCAAGATTACTCATCAATGGTTAACTTTGCACGTTGTAAGGTACTAGGTGCAAATGTACTTCGTGGTCCTAAGCAGGTTCCCTGGGATGGAAAACTAGAGTATGATTATCAACTCTGGATTGACTCGGATATCGTCTTCGACTCAAATAAGTTCTGGCAACTCTGTGATCTTGCTCTGAATGAAGAAGGTGAAGAAAAGGAAATCGTTGGTGGTTGGTATGCCACAGAAGATGGGCACACAACCTCAGTAGCACATTGGTTGGAAGAAGATGACTTCCGCAAGAATGGTGGAGTCATGAACCACGAAACTGTGGAATCGATCAGCAAGCGTCGTAAGCCGTTCACTGTAGACTACACAGGTTTTGGATGGGTTCTGATTAAGAAAGGTGTATTTGAGAATCTTGAGTATCCTTGGTTTGCTCCGAAGATGCAAGTCTTTGAATCCGGTGCTGTTCAAGATATGTGTGGAGAAGATGTTTCATTCTGTCTTGATGCCATTGAGAAAGGCTTTAAGATCTGGTGCGACCCTCGGATTCGTGTTGGTCATGAAAAAACTCGTATTATCTAATCACTATGTACAACATCTATTACATTGGAGAACAACTTCACTCCGATCTGACTTATGAAGAAGCAATGGATGTTCTTCGGAATCTTGCAGAGACCGGAGGATATGATGCTCAAAAAATCGAAATGATTAAAGTTGAAAACTGTTGATCATGACTAAACTTTATAACTTGCTTTATAAAGGACGTAAGATCTATCAAGACCTCTCTCATGAAGAATGTGCAGAGGTCCTTCAAGACTTATCTGAAAAGTATTTTTCAGGTGAAGATATTGACCCTAATTTAATTGAACTGGAGGAAATTTAAATGGCAGCAAAAGGCGGAAGCAACAAGACTATTTTTGAGCCAGGAGCTCCTAAAAAGACTCGTCAAGGTCGCTCTCCTCGCACACTACTCAGTGCCACTTCTCGTAATGGTCGCAAAAAGAAGTATCGCGGGCAAGGTAAATAGAATAAATTCATTAGACCCATATGTATCACCTAGATTGTTGTGATGAATGGAAATCTATACATTCTGATGATACATGGGTCTATAACAAATTACTTTTAAATCAACGTTTGGGGCATCTCTGTGGACCTACAGGGTGCCCCGTTCCATATTCTGGGTATTATATCGTCCGACCAAGTATTAATTTACTTGGTATGGGGCGATTTTCTCGTATAGAGTGGATTGATAAGTGTACTGATGACTTTCATCCAGCTGAGTTTTGGTGTGAGATCTTCGAAGGAGAGCATATAAGCGTTGATTTTCAGAACCAAGAGGTAAAGTTAGTCGTTAAAGGTACTAGAGATCCTAATGATCCTCTTTATAAATGGAAAAAATGGGAAAAGATTGATAGAATAATAGAGTTCCCATCAATTTTATCCAACTTGAAAGGAGATTATGAGTGGATTAACTGTGAATTTATCGGAAATAGTCTAATTGAGGTGCATTTTAGAAGAAATCCAGACTTTAGATATGGGAATAGTATTGCAATACCAATCTGGAATGATGAAAATAGTGCAAATATAGATAATTTATCATTTGTTGAGGACAAAGACTATCTAAGGAAAGGTTTTTATATCGATTAACGGGATAGCAACCCCGTAAAAAGTTCTGATTTTTCAAATCAGGAGCAAAAATGACAAAACAAACCGATCGAGATTCAAATTACATGCATGAGATGTGGGGAACCACTCATTTATCAGGTGATTATGGGTGGGAAGACAAGTTACAGAAGCAAAAAATGCTTCGTGAAATTGCAAATGACGATCTTACACCCAAAAAACACGATTTCCAAACACAAAAAGATCTTCATGAGAAAATTCGTAATGACGAAGACTATGATGATTGGGAATATGGAACTGAGCCTATACCATTATCCGAATTTTGATGAATAAATAAGGTAGATTCATAGTATCCAATGCCTTTAGAAAGGGTAAGTCAAGGATTTAAAGACATTAGTATGACTTTTCAGGTCAATCCCCTGAATGGTGATCTCATTGGTCTTAAGAACGAGAATGCAATTGCTCGTTCTGTAAGAAATATTGTATTTACCCTTCCTGGTGAAAAGTTTTTTAATCAAAATTTTGGTTCAAGAATAAGCAGATCTCTTTTTGAAAATGTTGATGAGATTTCTGCATCAGTAATTACTGATGAAATTAGAAATTCAATTCGAAATTATGAGCCAAGAGTCGAATTGATTAGTGTTCAAGCATATCCAGATTATGATAATGGTTCATTTGACGTTACTATTGTTTATAGAATTATTGGTGCAGATGTTCCAGCTCAACAATTACAGTTCATTTTGCAACCTACTAGATAAATGCCATTAGTCAATTTTACCAATCTGGATTTCGACCAGATCAAAACAACTCTAAGAGATTATCTAAGAGCAAATTCAAACTTTACCGATTACGATTTTGAGGGTTCGAACCTCTCAAGCATTCTTGATGTATTGGCATATAATACATATATCACTTCATATAATGCAAACATGGTTGCAAATGAAGTTTTTATTGATAGTGCTACTCTGAGAGAAAATATTGTTTCATTGGCAAGGAACATTGGATATGTTCCAAGGTCAAGAAAATCAGCATCAGCAAGAATAAGTTTCTTTGTTGATACTACAAATATCAATCCAACACCAGCAACATTAACACTTCATAAAGGGCCTGTCGCCGCAACTACTGGTTCTTTTGGAAATCAGTCTTTTGTTTTCTCGATATTAGATGATGTTACAGTTCCCGTTATAAATGGAATTGCAAACTTTCAAAATATCGAAATTTATGAGGGTATTTTAATCAATACCAACTTCACATACACCTCATTGAATAAAAATCAAAAATATATTTTACCTAACGCAGGAATTGATACTAAACTAATTTCAGTGTCAGTGAAGAATAATGAGCAAGCAATTGCTTCCGTAAAATATACGAAACAAGATGACCTCTTTGGCGTTACGGACAAATCAAATGTTTATTTCATCCAAGAAATAGAAGATGAGAGATATGAATTAATTTTTGGTGATGGTGTTTTTGGCAGGGCACTAGAAGAAGGAAACTTTATTCAAGTTTCTTATATTATTTCAAATGGGGATAGTGCAAATGGAGTTAGTCAATTTGCATATTCAGGAAGAATATCATATACAAGAAATTCCATAGAATATACCGTAACATCTGGTATCTCTCTTTTCAGTACGGATCTGCCATCATCTGGTGGTGAGAACATTGAATCGGTCGAATCTATTAGAAAGTATGCACCAAGAATGTATGCCTCACAGAATAGAGCTTTGACTGCAAATGACTATGAGACTTTAATTCCAGCAAAGATTTACGAAGAAACGGAATCAATATCCGTTTTTGGTGGCGAAGATTTAGTTCCACCACAATATGGAAAAGTTTTTATTAGCATCAAACCAAGATTTGGTGATGTTCTTCCAAACTTAATTAAGGAAGAGATCAAAAGAGATCTTAAAAAATACTCTGTTGCTGGAATTGTGCCAGAGATTCTTGATCTAAAATATCTTTATATTGAAGCAGATTCTAAGATCTACTATAATACCAATCTTGCCCCAAGTTCAGCATACGTATCAAGTATTATCCAGACAAATGCAAATAAGTATGCAGAATCATCGGAGTTAAATAGATATGGAGCAAGATTCAAATATAGTAAATTTTTGAAAGTTATTGATGATAGTCACGACTCAGTGACATCAAATATTACAACGATTCAAATGAGGAGAGATCTGAGAGTTCTATTAAATTCTATCGCAGAATATCAAATAGAATTTGGTAATGCATTTCATATTAAGAGTATGGAAGGTTACAATATAAAATCATCAGCATTTAGAATTAATGATCTTCAAAGTAGCGTTTACTTATCTGATGTCCCAAACACAAATAGAACAACTGGATCTATTTTCTTATTTACAGTCCCAACCGCAAATTCACCAACACCTACCGTAGTTAGGAGAAATGTTGGATCTATTGATTATGTTAAAGGACTTATAACATTGAATCCAATCAATATTGTGTCTGGAAAGGAAAAAAATGGTCAAACGATCATAGAAATTTCAGCAACTCCAAAATCAAATGATGTGGTTGGTTATCAAGCACTATCCTTACAATTAGATATTTCCAATAGTAATTTTGAAATGGTTGTTGATAGTATATCATCTGGACTTGACCCATCAGCCTCTAACTACACTGTAACTTCAAGTTATACCAACGGGAACCTAGTAAGATCATAATAAAATGACAGATAAAAGAATTCAGTTCAGTAACATTGTAAGAAATCAACTTCCAGCGTATGTTAGGGAAGAATATCCACTAGTAAGTGAATTCTTATCCCAATACTACGTTTCTCAGGAAGTTCAAGGTTCTCCTGTAGATCTAATACAAAATATTGATCGATATGTAAAAATTGACAATATTACAAATTTAACTGATACTGCTGTTCTTTTAGCGGATATTACATCAATAGATGATGTAATTCAAGTCAACTTACTAGAAACTGAAGATGGCATATCACAATTTCCAGATTCTTATGGTTTAATAAAGATTGATGATGAAATAATTACGTATACAGGTAGAACTGAAAACTCTTTTACTGGGTGTATTAGGGGATTTAGTGGAATCACATCATATAGAAGTAGCAATGATCCCAACAGTTTAGTTTTTAGCGAGTCAGAGTCGCAAGAACACAAAGCAGGGGCAACAATTGTAAACCTGAGTTCTCTTTTCTTAAAGGAATTTTTACTAAAAGCAAAGTATCAGTTAATTCCCGGTATTGAAAATAGATCTCTTTCAGATAAGATCGATCAAGCGACTTTTATTAAGCAAGCAAGAGACTTTTATTCGTCCAAGGGTACTGATGAGTCCTTTGAAATTTTATTCAGAGCTCTTTATGGAGAAGATGTACAGATAATTAGGCCAAAAGAGTATCTTTTTAGACCATCTGATGCTCATTATAGGGTTACTAAAGATCTAGTAGTAGAAAGTATTTCTGGAGACCCAACAAAACTTGAAAAGTCTACTCTAATTCAAGATGCGTATGGAGATATTATTGCAGCAAGAGCTCCAGTTTCATACGTAGAAAAAATTACCGCTAGAAATGGAAAGGAATTCTACAAATTAAAAATTGATTCTGCGTATGATAAAAACTCAGAATATGGTGGATCGTTTCTGGGCAAATTTTCTGTACATGCAAAGACAAGGGTAATAGGTCAAGTATCGCAAGGAGCAACAACTATAGATGTTGATTCTACTGTTGGTTTTTCCACTTCAGGAACTCTTTATGTAAAATATAATGATGATAGTGAAGGAACAATTTCATATTCATCAAAAAATATTAATCAATTTTTAGGATGCTCGAATGTAATTGGAATAATCCCAGATGGATCTGACATTTCAATAAACACTTTTGCTTATGGAAATTCCTTTGGAAATTCATCAGAAGTTGTAAAGGTAAAAATTACTTCAGTATTAAATGATCTAGAGATTCCAGAAGAAAATTATTTTTACTCGAAGGGTGATAGTTCAAAAATAAAAACTTTGGGAATTGGGGCAACTGATTTTATTTCCAACAATTGGATTTTTAATGTCGCAACATCATATGATGTAGTATCATTAAGTCTGATTGATACCTCTGATATGACATATTCGGCAGTGCTGAATAATGATCATATTTTTAGAATTGGTGATAGTTTGAGAATCGTTGATAATGTTGGTAGTGAGAAAAATTCTACAGTTGTTGATGTAACTTCCTCTAGAAACATTATTATTAGGGGTCAGGGAAATCTAAATTTAGCAAGTACTTATAAAGTAACTAAGAACTTAGCAAAGGTAAATTCCTCAAAATATCCTTTTGCCAACAATTTGAACGCAAACGTTCAAAACATTTATAAAGATGATGAAAAAACTTTAATAGCTTCTTCATCAATCCCATATTATGGAAATCAGGGACTAGATGCTTATGCCAATGAAGTAGTTTTTTCTGGAACATTTTCCAGTGATACTTTTAAAATAACATCTTTAACAGATCATGGATTTTATACCGGAGATCCAGTCTATTACACTCCAGAGAAAGGAGTATTGACTTCATACGATAGTGATGGAAATGTTATCACTACAGATACCACACTGAGTTCCATATTTGAAGAGGGACTTTATTTTATAAAGAGAGTAGATTCAAATAACGTAAAATTTGCTAGAAGTAGATCTGATATTTTCAATTCTAGATTTATTTCGGTAGAAAGCACTATCACAGCAACTAACAATAAACTAATACCCTTTAGATTTGCAAATAAAACATTAGAATCCCAAAAACTCCTAAGGCAAGTTTCTTCACCAACAAGTGATGGGAATACTTATCCAACTTTGCCAGGTTCTACAGGTATTCTCGTAAACGGCACAGAAATCCTAAATTACAAATCTACTGAAGTAGTACACTATGGTCAACTTGATGATATTGAAGTTACAAGTGGTGGTGCTGATTACGATGTAATTAATCCACCAACATTGAACATTATAGACAGAAACCCAGAAGGAGTTATTGTTGGCTCTGGTGCCACCGGGTATGTTTCTGTTTCTGGTTCTTTAAGGCAAATTCAAATTTTAGATCCAGGATTTGATTATACGGAGACTCCCAAAATTAAAATAACTGGCGGAAATGGATCTGGGGCAAATGCCACAGTAAACATGAAACTTATAACTCATCAGGTTTCATTTAATTCGGATCTAGAATCCGGTTCCGTTACCCTAGGATCCTCACAATCAATAATTGGATTTTCTACTTACCACAAATTTAGAAATGCCGAACAGGTAGTTTATAGAACAAATTCACAAAGAGGAATTGGCGGAATTTCGACAGACTCTTCATATTTTGTTTCGGTAAAAACGCCATACACTGTCAAATTACATAATACTCTAAATGATGCTGTTAGTGGGATCAATACGGTCACTTTAACTTCCCATGGAAGTGGAAAACACACTTTAGAATCATACAATAAAAAGTCTGTAGTTTCTTCAATAAATGTAGTAAGTCCAGGAAGTGGTTATCAGAATAAAAAAAGAACGGTATCCTCATCGGGAATATCTACAGCATCAAATAACATATCAATACACAATCATAGTTTTAATTCGGGCGAAATAGTAAAATATTCAACAACAGGAACTGTTATTGTTGGGTTAAGTAGTAATACAAATTACTACGTCACGAAAATAGATGAAAATAGTTTTACACTGTCAAGCATTGGGCCAGACAATGATCCAGAATTTTACTACAAAACTAAGCAATATGTAGAGTTAACTTCATCGGGAAGTGGAACGCATATTTTCAATTATCCAGATATATCAGTTGAGTTGGTTGGAAATGTTGGAATTTCTTCAATAAGTGGAGAAACCTTCAAATGTAAAGTTCAACCAATTTTTAAAGGTTCAATTACTTCTGTTCATTTGTCCAATAAAGGATCTGGATATGGATCCGGTATCATTAATTTTATTAGAAAACCAATTGCAACATTATCAAACGGTCTAAATGCACAATTAACTCCTATAATCAATGGTGGGCAGATAACAGAGGTTCTTGTTAATAATGTTGGATATAATTATACATCCGTTCCATCACTAGTAGTTGAAGGAAATGGAGTTGGTGCTGTTTTGGTTCCTGTTATATCGAACGGACAGTTGATTTCAGTAAAAGTATTGGAAGGTGGAATTGGATATGATAAAGAATCAACATCGATAGAAGTAAGATCTGATGGATCTGGGGTAGAATTTGACGTAAAAGTGCAATCTTGGAGAGTTAATCTACTACAGAAGAACTTAAAAAATATTACCCCAGACGATGGTTTTGTTACAAATGGATTATCTTTGAATAGTGGATTGCAGTATGCAAATCTCTATGCTCCAAGAAAACTTAGAGAAATATTATATGCAACTGATCAATCTGGAAAAGTTTTGTATGGAAAGAGAGATTTAAAGAGAGTTAATAATTCTGAAGTTGCTTCAACTGACCATTCCCCAATTATTGGTTGGGCTTATGATGGAAATCCAATTTATGGTCCATATGGTTATATCACTAAGAAGGGTGGAATAATATCGCAAATGAAGTCTGGTTATAAACTAGAACTGAAACAAAATAGACCATCTTTAACAGATTTTCCTGAAGGATTTTTTGTAGAAGATTACACTCATTTCGAAGTAAACGACGAAACAGTACTAGATAAAAATAATGGAAGATTCTGTGTTACCCCAGAGTTTCCAAATGGAACATATGCCTATTTCGCAACCATCAACCCAGCGAATGTAGATTCCTCTGGTGCTTTCGTTGGATATAAGAGACCAGTATTCCCATATCTAATTGGAGAGAACTATCAGTCACTTCCAATAAGTTTCAATTTCAATATTTCTTCCAACCAAGACAACATAGATCTTAATAAAACAAATTGGGTCAGAAATACAAAACCATATAATTTGCTTTTGAACAGGGAACAATATGCTTATATAAGCATACCAAATTTACTTGACCAAACTATTGACGTAAGATCGGTTACTCCAGGATCAATCAGTGATGTTGGAATATCTACTGGTGGAAATAATTATAAGGTAAATGATCAATTAGTTTTTAATAACTTAGATGAAAATAATAACCAAAGAGGATTTGGTGCATCTGCGAAGGTATCAAGAATTGCAGGAAAGTCTGTAAATTCTGTTAGTGTAGCTACCAGCACACTTTATGAAGTTGAATTTTACCCATCAGGTAATAAAGGAGAATCTGTTGCGTTTGTCAAAAATCCACATAATTTAATAGACTATGATGTTGTAAGTATTTCTGGATTAAATACTACCTCTTCTTCAATGGAAGGATCTTATAATATTGATATAACTAAAAATATTCTGACTTTAGTTGGTTTAGGAAGTACTACTGTAGGAATCAACAGTGTATCAGTAACAGGAATCGTTACTTATATTTCCGTGTCAGGAAATCTTCTATATCCATATATTAGAGAAAATGACATTTTAACCATAGGTTCTGAAAAAGTCAGAGTATTAAATATAGATTCCAAGTCATCAAGAATTAGAATTTTGAGGCAAGTTGATGGTACGGTTGGAACATCACATTCCGTTTCCACGATCATATACGAGAACCCAAGAAAGTTTGTAACTAACATTGGATTAAGTTCAAATTATTCTCCCAAAATTAATAAAGAGATATATTTCAATCCAATAGAATCTGTTGGATTGGGAACTTTATCTGGAGTTGGTATTGGAACTACAATTGCAATTTCTAATCCAGGTGCCGGATTAACCAGCATTTTCATTCCAACAAAATCAATATACATTCCAAATCACAATCTTAATACTGGGGATCAATTAATTTATTCGACATATGGTGGAATCCCGATAACAGTATCTAATAATGGAATTTCAACCAATGTGACTATACCCGATCAGTCCCTTCTATATGCAGTAAAAATTAGTAATGATCTAATAGGAATTTCAACTGTTAAAGTTGGTCTTGGATCAACAGGTACTTTTGTAGGTATTGCAAGTACAACTAATTCACTGAGTACTTTATTCTTTACTGGAATTGGTACCGGAACATACCATAGTTTCAAAACAAATTACCCAGTATTATCAGGTCAAGTAACTAGAAACTTAGTTACAGTTTCTACTGCGGAAACTCACGGAATGCGAAATAATGATGTTGTTTATATTGACGTGAATCCATCAATATCTACAACATTCACAATTAGATATAATGATTATAATAGAAGATTATTGTTAAATCCTAAGAACTTCACAAGTTCAGACGTAAATGTTTTATTGGATCAGATATCTATTCAGAATCATGGTTTTGTATCAGGTCAAAAAGTAATTCATACTTCATCATCACCTGCTGCTGGGTTGACCAATAATCAAATTTATTATGTAATTAAAGTCGATAATAATAATATCAAATTATCAAATACTTATTATGACTCACTATCACTAACGCCAGTTGTCGTTGCAATTAGTGGTGTTGGTGATGGAACTTTATCTTTAGTCAATCCCCCAATAGTTGCATATAGAAATTCTACAATAATATTTGATTTATCAGATTCTTCCCTTTCTTATGTCAGCCAATCTACCCCATATTCTGCTTTTAAATTCAGCGTATATGCTGATTCTACCTTAACACAAGAATTCGAATCAACTAAAGAAACTGCACTATTTGATATTGAAAGAGTTGGCAATATCGGCATAAGTACAGATGCGAAGGTTATCTTAAGTATAAAAGAAAGCACTCCTAACAATCTCTATTACAACTTAGTTCCAGTTTTTGAATCTAATGTTCCAACTGAGAAAAAGGAAATTATTGTTGATGGTTTTGTAGCATCAAATAATACGATACAAGTAAAAAATAGTCTTTATAATGGAAAACAAGTAATAACATCATCTTCAGTATACTCATTCACTTACGGACTGCCTTTTGCTCCAGAAAGATCTTCATATTCAAGTCCATCTATTATATCCTACGAAACTGATTCGTTATTCGCAACTGGTCCTATTTCAAAAATCCAAATTACAAACAAAGGATCCAGTTATTATTCTTTACCGGGAATCACTACAGTTTCTTCTGCTTCCGGATCAAATGCCATACTTAATGCGGAAACTAAGTCTATTGGTAAAATAAAGAAAACAAAAATTAACGATATTGGTTTTGACTTCCCATCAGATTTGACATTAAGACCCAGTATTGCTCTCCCACAAACCATAAAGATGAATTTACTTTCATCTTTCGATTATATTGGAATAACATCTTATGGTAGAGGTTATAGTTCCATTCCAAAACTTCTTGTTTTTGATGGAAAAACAAATGAAGTAATTAATGATTTGGATTTAAAATATAGTTATGGTGATACCAGAGTAACAATACTCAAAAATACTTTTGGTATTAATAATGCTACTCCTAGAATTTTACCAATACAGAATTCGAATGGAGTAAAAATTTCAAACATAGGATTCAATACATCAACTCAACAAGTAACTGTAAATCTAGCAGTAGGATTTAGCACTGCTGACTCTTTCCCATTCAGGGTTAATGATAAAGTTTTAATTGAAAATATTAGTGTCAATGATCCTTCTTCGAAAGGATATAATTCTGAAAATTATGATTATAGATTATTCACAATAACATCTATTAATCCAAATCTTGGTGGACTTGGATCAGTAACTTACAGTCTTCAGGGCCTTCTTAATAATTCAGAATCTCCTGGCGTTTTTGATCCATTGAATTCTTCTGGAAGAATTATTCCCGAAAAATATTTCCCAGTATTCAGTCCAGTATTAAAAACGAATAATTATATCATAGGTGAGGCAGTAGAGACATCCGAATCATCTGGATATGTTCAAAGTTGGGACCCGACAACAAATTACCTAAAGGTTGTTTCTGTTGACACTTTTGGAGAAAATATTATTATTAAAGGATTGACTTCAAAAACTCAAGGCGTTTCATCTTCGGTTACTTCTTTTGACTTCTTTACAAAACTAAGCGAATCATCAAAAGTTGAAAATGGATGGAGAGAAAATGCAGGATTCTTAAATGAAAATATTCAAAGAATTCAAGATAATTTCTATTATCAGAATTTCTCTTATTCTCTAAAATCTAGAGTTGATTATGATAAGTGGGATGATGCAGTAAGTACATTAAACCATACTGTTGGGTATAAAAAATTCTCAGATTATCAATTAGAATCTAAATTACCAGATTCCTCATCAAATTCTTTGAATGTAGGCCTCTCAACCAATTTAACATCAATCGAAGTTGTAAATGATATAGTTTCCTATGTTGATTTGAATTGTGTTTATGACTTTGATTTGGTAAGGGAGAATTCGATCCAAATCAATTCTCAGGTTTATTCTGATGAGATAATATTCCAAAATAGAGTTTTAACTGATTATTTCGAATCAATCGGAAATAGAGTATTATCTATTGATAATATTTCAGATACTTTTAATAGCAACCCAAGACCAACTAGATACGCTGAAATTTTCAGATTCCCATTATCATCAGCAAGAGCCCAAAAGTATATAACACTCACTAGCGACAAGAGATTTGTATCACAAAGACAACTTCTTGCGGTAACAGTTCTTCACGACAATTCGCAAGGTTATATTAACCAGTATGCAAGAGTTGAAACGGCATATGATTTAGGTTCTTTTGATTTTGGAATTGAAGGAACTGATGGAATTTTATTTTTCTATCCAAATAATTATTCGGTAAATGACTATAATGTGACAATTTTATCGTACAATATTAATGAAGTTATAACTGGATCTGATGATAGTACTTTTAATGGAATTATTGGGATAACTAACAGTCTGACTGTTGTTCCCACAGGAACAGCAACAACTATTATTGGTATTGCTAAAACTTATACTTCATTAAAACTACTAGTTCAAATCACTGGTTCTGGTGGAAAATATGAATTTGATGAATTGAATGTAGTAAGTGACGGCGCTAATGTCGAGTTTGTGGAGTATGGAAAACTAACAACCAATCCAGAATCATATTCGTCAAATGGACTTGGGACATATTATCCATATATTTCTGGTCCAAACTTAAAAGTTGATTTTATTCCAAATGTCGGAGTCTCTGCAACAATTAGAACGTATAGTGTAGCTTTCACTGACAATTCATTTACCGGACCTGGTATTGGAACTTATATAATGAAGCATTCCATGTTGGAAGCAAGAAAAACATCCATTGCATCAACAAGCACTCCAACTGCAAATGTTATTGGGGATTTTATTGATGATTATGATGGAGCATATGTTATTGTTCAAATAAATGATACAACAAATAATAGATATCAACTATCCGAATTTATTATCATTGACGACTATAATACAGCAAATCCATCTTCAGAAATATATTATACTGAATTTGCAAATATAGAGACATCGGTTGGCCTAGGAACCATCGGAGCTCAAAGAACAGGTAATGTAACTCAGATTGTATTTACGCCATTGCCAAACATATCTGTGGAAGCAAAAATTTTCATGAATGCTTTGAGATATCAAGATGACACGAGAGATGTTGTTGTTTTTAATAATGCAACAATTGAAACAGGGTATTCGGAATATACCGGTACAAATTCTGATATCAAGAGAGCATTCAATTTAACCCACAAAGGAAGTAGCATATTTGAAACATACTTTGATGGTAGCAATACTGATATTATTGATCTGCTAGAAAATACTATAAGAATTCCAAATCATTTCTTTGTCAGTGGTGAGAATATTACATATTCTCACGCCGGTGCAGGAAGCACTCAGGCAATTGGAATAGCAGCAACTAGTTTTGCTGGAATTGGAGTAACTGATAAAGTTCCTTCGGACATTTATGCAGTTAAAGTTGATGAGAATAGAATAAAAATCGCAAGTAGTGCAGAAAATGCATTAAAATCCACACCAAAAGTTCTAGATTTAACAAGTGTAGGTATTGGAACTAATCACAGATTTATTTCAAAAAATCAAAATGCAAAGGCACTTATTGCAATTGATAATGCAATTCAATCTCCAGTAGTTGCTACAGCAGTAACAACTACTTTATCAAATATCGTTTATACTACTGATAATTTAATCTATTTTAGCGGTATCACTTCTTTCTTTGGTGGAGATTTGATTAAAATTCAGGATGAAATTATGAAAATTGAAGGTGTTGGTGTAGGAAGCACCAACGCAATTAGAGTTCGTAGACCTTGGTTAGGAACTGTAATTTCTGGGCATTCTACTGGAAATCTTGTAACCAAAGTTTCTGGAAATTATAATATTGTTGAAAATGTACTCAATTTTGCTGAGGCTCCATATGGAAATATATCAATTTCATCAATAACTAATTCGCCAGGAGAAAGAGATTGGTTAGGAATTACCACTGGTTCAAGCTTCCAAGGAAGAATTTTCTTAAGATCTGGTTTAGTAAATTCCTCAAATGAAACTTATCATAAAAATTATGTTTTTGATGATGTTTCATCTGGATTTGATGGATTTGAGAACAATTTTACACTAAAATCACAAGGTTCTAGTGTAACAGGAATCTCAACAGAAAATGCAATTGTTCTAATTAATGGTGTTTTCCAAAATCCAGGATTATCAAATAATTATAGCATACAGGAATCTGCAGGAATCAGTTCAGTTGTATTTACTGGGGCTGGAACATCCACTTTATATGATATAAACACTTCAGATTTACCATCGGGTGGAATTATTGTTTCGGTTGGGTCAACCGAAGGTTTTGGTTATCAACCTTTAGTTACTGCAGGTGGAACTTCCATAGTCTCTTCTGGTGGAACTATACAATCAATTTCAATTGGAAATACTGGATCTGGTTATAGAGCTAAGTCAACTTATGAAATATTAGTTGATACTTCTCATATCATTGGAGTTGGATCTACGATTATTTACTTAGAGAATAAAAATAGTGTATTCAGTCTACTAAATCTATTAAATACTGGATTCAATTGCACTATTGGAGTTGGTACTTTTATTGGAATTGGAAGTGTAATAACTTCTATTGGTTCCACTTTTATTAGAATAGGATCTGGATCAACCAGTGCATACCCAATTCCATCCGGAACTCAAGCGATAATTAAAATTTCAAATCCACAAATTGGATTTGCAAACGTTAGTGTTGCAAACAGTTCAATTGGTGTATCGACAATAACACATGTTGGTTATTCTACTGTTATTTCCGGAAGCATATCAACCTCAGTCGTAATAACAAATCCAGGATTTGGATATACATCTCTAATTCCACCAGTAGTAATAATTGACGATCCACTATCATACACAAATATTCCATTAATCTATAGTTCTTCATCATCTGGTGTTGGAACTCAAGCAACAATTGATATTGTCGTTGGACAAGGATCAAGCGTGATTGATTTTGAAATTTCAAATACTGGATATTCTTATGATATTGGAGATGTTCTTACAATTCCAACTGGAGGATTAGTTGGAATACCAACATCATCTGGATTTAATGAATTCCAAATTACAGTTCAAAATACATTTATCGATAAGTTTGCCGGATGGTCAATAGGAGAACTTGAAGTTCTTGATAGCATTGAAGATTTGTTTGATGGAGAGACTTTAGTGTTCCCATTAACAATATCAGATAATCTAGTTTCAATTAGAGCATCTAAAGGATCGTTTATCAATGTTCAAGATGCACTATTGGTCTTTGTAAATAATATCTTACAAGTTCCAGGTAAAGGATATGTATTTAGTGGGGGAAGTTTAATAACATTTACTGAACCCCCTAAAGTAGGGGATACTTGCTCCATTTTATTCTATAAAGGTAGTGGATCTGTAGATGTTATCGAAAGAGAAATTCTAGAAACAGTAAAAATTGGGGATGAGTTAACCATTGGATATGATTCTTCTCTAGGACAACAACCCACACTTCAGGAAGAAACTAGATTTGCAACATTAATCAAATCAACAGATTTAGTTGAAACAAATCCATATTTTGGCCCAGGAAATACTAATGACGAAAATTTACTTCGTCCAGTTACTTGGTGTAGACAGACTGAGGATAGAATTATTGATAATAAAGGTGTATCAAAAGATAGAGAACTTTATGAACCAATAATTAATCCATTCGCTTATTTAATTCAACCTGTTGGTATTGGGTCAACGATTCTTTATGTTGATAATATTAGACCATTCTTTAACCAATTAAACGAAAGTAGAATTTCTCTAGATTTCCAAAATAATATAACATTCATTTCACAACAACAAAAAGTTTCTGCAGCAGCTACTGCAATTGTAGGTATTGCAAACACTATTAGTTCTATAATAGTAAATAATGGTGGTAGTGGATATACATCAGCACCACTAGTTACTATACAGGATCCAATTGGTATTGGAACAACAGGAAAAGCAACTGCAATATCTTTAATAACATCTGGTATTGTTACTTCGATTGTTATAACTGGTGCGGGAATTGGTTATACAACACCACCTTTGGTTCTATTAGAACCACCATCTTTAGAATCGGAAAGTTCTTCGGTCAGTTCTTATGAGGGTGACTCTGGAATAATCGTAGGAATATCAACTTCCTCCATAGGAATTGGAACAACATGTATTGTCTTTGACTTTATTATTCCAAAAGATTCTTATCTAAGAGATTCTTCGATAACTGGAATATCAACTTTAAGTGGAATTCAAACGGGATATTATTTTGCAATAAGCAATTCTAATATTGGCACTGGAATTATTTCCTTAGATAATACTGGGGGAATAGTTGGTGTTGGAACTACTTTCTTAGATGGAATATATAAGGCAATTCAAGTTTCCGTGGCTCAGACTAGTGCTCCCGGAATAGGTATAACTCATGTAGTGAGGGTGGCAGCAAGAGTTAATGATTACAATGGATTATCTGGAATTGGATATGATAATTTCTTCGGAACTTACAGTTGGGGAAAAATAAACTTACCATTTAGACTTGAAGGAAATTCATACTCATACCCAGCATACACAACAAATGGATACGTTGGCATTTCCACTGGCACAATAATCAAGAGGACAACTCCTCTAAAATACTCCGATTACACATAATAAATAATAAAAAAACTCCGTCAAATGGCTGCTATTATAACTGATCAGATTAGAATATTAAACGCAAAGAATTTCGTTTCTGGGATTGCAAGTTCCAATAATTCTTATTATTCATTTATTGGACTTACTAATCCAAATGATATACAGTCTGATTGGGATAATAGTCCCCCAGCACCTAAAGATAGTTTCAACGAAGAAAATGATTATTGGGATACAATGATTGCATTGAAAAAAATCAATGCAAGTGACGTAAGACAAGTTATTCCCAAAAGAGTATGGTCATCTGGATCAACTTATGATATGTATCGTCACGATTACAGTAGATCAAATACAGCGTCAGTTTCTGGGGCAACTAATTTATATTCATCATTCTTTTATGTCTTAAACAGTGACTATAGAGTGTACATTTGTCTCCAAAATGGAAAAAGTCCAGACAATCCAAATGGAAAACCATCTTTAGATGAACCAACTTTTACTGATTTGGAGCCAAGAGCTGCTGGAACAAGTGGAGATGGTTATGTTTGGAAGTATCTCTATACTATTAAACCAGCGGACATTATAAAATTTGAATCTACTGATTTTATGCCCGTTCCAGGTGACTGGGATACAAGTATTGACAACTCAGCAGTAAGAGATAACGCTGTAGATGGATCAATTAAAATTGTAACAGTTACAAACAAAGGAGTTGGAGTAGGAACGGCAAATAGAACATATACTAGAGTTCCCATTAGAGGTGATGGGACTGGAGCAGAATGTACAATTAGTATTAATAATGATCAGCAAGTAGAATCAATTACAGTTTCTAACCAAGGTTCTGGTTATACTTATGGTAATGTAGATTTAGTTGCTGGTGGAGTTCCTACAGGATCCACAAGACCAACTTTCGATGTAATTATATCACCTAAAGGTGGCCATGGAGCAGATATTTATAGGGAATTAGGTGCGTACAACGTATTAGTATATTCCAGAATTGAAAATGATAATGAAAATCCAGACTTTATTACTGGAAACCAAATGGCGAGAGTTGG